GCGTTACTATATGCGACTACTAGGGCCTCTTTCGTACAAGTTAGGGGTGAGTCGAAGAACTTCGTATAGAAGTCCTCCCCTCGTGCCCCTAGTGCTACCCCTGGTCCACAACGCCCTTGATCGAAAAGATCATTGACGGAATGAACCAAGTTATAGCCCTTGGGATAGAAGAACCGGTACAGCAAGTTTTGAAACTCGCCGCAGAGTTCCTCATCAAGACTCGTATTTCGAGCTAAGGACCAGGTTCGACACCGTTCGTTAGAACGGAGGAACTTTTCCCAAGCAACAGCGTCTCCCTCTGGGGTCGATCTACGTGAAGCATTACGCTTTTTGTAGAACGACTTGACCAGCGAGATAGCCGCTACCTGGTGGTACGATAACTCTGGAGACCAATCCTGACCGGGCTTGAAACCCGGAGGAAGGTATCCCGAGAGGTCTACTAACAGGTCAGAAAAGAGCTCATCCGACTGAGTCATAGATCAGCTTTCTCCTCGTTCTCGCAGTTGTAAGCTATGGCCCGATTCCAAACGAAGTTCGAAGAACTGCGTAAAGGAAATCGGCTAGAAGGCCAACTAATCGCTGGCCTTCAGGGCTTATTGCAAAGAAGCAAAAAGCCGCAACGCCACCCAAGAGCGCAGCCTTCCGGCTACGTGATCTTGGTTTACCTTTGACCATAATGGACCCGCCCTAGCGAAGCTAGAGCGTACCCGAAATGATCGAGGCGGCGAGATCGTCTGCGGATTCAGCTACCGCAGCACAGAACATAGCGAGACAAGCCCGGACGCTTTCCGGATCGGCAGTATCGGCACCAGCCGGTACACCGATGTCCAGACGGCAGGTCATAACCTGCTTCGGCTGGCCGGACAGGACGTCGACGCCCTTTTTGGCGCTGACGACCCACACGTTCTTCGGGTTATTTGCGAGCTGCCCGCTCTGCTGCAGCGCCGGCTGTGCACGAAGCACGGCCGGCCTCAAAAACTGCAGCGTGAACGGATTCGAGGCAGCGCTGATCTCCACACCCGTTTGGGTGCCGCCGAGTACAGACACGGCGTAACCCTTCCCATTCGACGGGGCCTGATCGGCCACGATCGTATAGGTAGGGTTAGTGAGACCTGTGAAAGTCGTCAGAGCGACGACGGGAGAAGCAACTGCAATCGTCATGATTGTAGCTCCATGTCCTCTAGGGACTTCGACTGTAATGCCGCATGACGGCCCAGATAGAACGCGCGTAGCATACGCCACGCTCGCTCGTCCAGGTCGTTCTGCGGTTTATGATCGTGCGCCTCTTGGAGAGCTTGATCGAAATTCGACCAAAGACACCACATCCACATACGGACGTTTTCGCGAGGTGTCTTCTCCCACTGATACTCCGCATCGAATTGATTCATGCTAGCCGCAGCGCGGCGAGCACGGTCAAAAACGATCTGCGGAATCGTCGTGGGGTAGGAGCCGATCGCGTACGTCTGTAACATGGAAGTGGCGCCGAGACCGAAATTCTCGATCACGCCATACAAAAAGGCCTTCATCCGTTCATCCCCGACTAGGTCAGTACTCAGGACGTCCTCTTCAAAGAAGACTTCCTTCATAGTACCGACCGCGGCAACGAGTTCATAACGCTCGCTGTCGATCGGGAAGCTGCGGAACACGTTCTCAACAGTCACGGTCACAAGGCTTTTCAGCTTTGTCATCGTAGTCTCCATTGGATCTTAGTCGAAAGACCAGGTCCGATCGCTTTTACGACTAGCTACCAGAGCGGCTATATTTAGCCACTTGAGGCTCCTAAAACTAGGGATCCTAAAAGCTAAGGGCGGGACACCATGTCCCGTATACTTAACTCGTTGGATTGTAGTCTTTACAGCGATTATTCTAGCGTAGTTGCCCGTTACGGTAACACCACCCTGCGGATGCGGGAGGGTGCCACGAAGAGCCTCGATACTTCTCCTCGTGGTGCGATTGCACCACGACAGACGGGTACCGAGATTCGACATGCCGTAGATTATTCCTCCAATATTGGAGAAATAATCAACTAAGAACGAGTAGGGTATCAACTCCCAGGCCGTAGGAAGAAAGTCTTTAGGGCGAAAGCCCAGAAGCCTCGCGTCCATCGAACCCGGGTGATGCGCCTCTACTCTCAAGGCTCCCCTAAAAATCACTTGGATGTGATTATTAGACTGCGAGTAAGTATCCACCAGGGCAATAGATTCGCCCTGGGTACTTACAGAACGAGTGCCGATCTCGTTGGTCGTCTCCACCGCCGTAACACGGCGCGTGACGACTGACTGTCCGGTAGTGTAAATGTCGAGTGCTTCGCACGCGGCCTTTACGTCGGACAGAAAAGGTCTCCACCCGTACTGCAGTTCGAGCCATGCGTCTGCGAGGTTCTCCGCTATCTTCCTCTTATGGAGGATGATAGATCCGAGGCGTCTCTGTGCGCGGATGCGCGCGAGAATGCCTCGTTGATCGTCGACGAGACGACGGAGTCCTTGAGCAGGACTTCTTAGCATCTGGAGAGTTTGCCGAAGTTCACCCAGAACGACGCCACCTTGTAAGGTGCCTTCGATCTGATTAACCTTCTGAGCAAATTTCCCGAGGGCTAACGCTTCAGTGTTCGCCGAACTCAACGCATCAGGATCGCCAGCCGGCGGAGCCACATTACAAAAGTGGGCGCCTTGGACCAAAATATAAGAGTTAAAAAAGTTCGAAATGAACTTCAGGTTCGCGCTAATCACGCCGACCTGACTCCTACTTCCACTCAAGCTCGTAGAGGCATCTCTGCCTTCTTTGAGCGCCTGTCGCCAATCGGGAAGGGAATCCCCATGGGTGACAGTATCCGTCCAAGTTGCTTGGTGCGGATAGAATCCATCACTCTCTAAAGCACCCGAAAACTTATTATAGTATCGGATGCCGGAGGTGAGGGAGACGGAGCGGAACTGAGATTTTGTTCCCATTTTTACTGGCCTCTGCTGGGTACGAGTTAAACGAATGTCATCGTGGCAAATGCCGAAATGACTGGGTCGTGCGCTTGGGTGATAAGCCCGG